TTGCCCATTTCGCGGCTGCCAGCTTCACCCACATCACGCAGGCCCTGCTTGACTTCCAGCGCGCCATCCATACCAAGGCGGATCGCAACCCTATGCTGTGCTTGCGCCATCGGTTGCCTCCTTTTCATTGCTGGCCTGCGCCATGCCGGTGCGGATCGCGACCAGCATCTGTGCTGCCGGCCAACCTGAAACACCGCCTTCACGCATCAGCGCCAAGGCGGCAGAAATATCCAAAGAAAGCCCGTTCATATCTGCCTGGACGCAGCCCATGGCGGCATGCCAGGCGGTGAAGCCTTCCGCCGATTCTGGCGAATTCGCTTCATAGGGACACTTGTCGCCGCAGCTTTTTTCAAGTGCGGCGCAGCCTTTACAGTATGCAGGACCGGCGCCGAAGTGCCATTCGGCGCGGGCCCTTAGCCGTTTCCCTCAGCACTCACTACCTGGATCGGGCGCAGCGCCGCATCCCAAAAGGCGCTGGCCATGGCTTCAATATCCATCAGCTTTTCCGCCGCATCGCCGGTCAGGGGCAGCGGCGCATCATCAGGCCCCACCACACCTTCCCAGGCTTCAATGGCAAAGCGCGCCAAGGCCTTCGCCATCAGCACGAAGGCCAGGCCGCGGCTGATGTCGGGGTCCAATTCGCCGCCGGCGGCTTCTGCCGCTTCACGCCCCAGCCGCGCGGCGCGGTGCTGCGCGGCGGAAACAATGGCCGTGGTCACGGGCTTGATCCGCACGCGCACACCATGCGGCAGATCAGCCCAGAAGGGTTCGACCGGCAGGTCCAGTTTAAGCATAGACAGTGCCCGCTTGGTTATTGCGCAGCACCACTGTCATCGCGCGGGTGGCAGTGGCGTTGAAGGCCGCGCGGAAGTCGAAGGTCGCTTCCACACCGGCGGGGCCGGTGATCGGCGTCTTGGCCAGCGCCAAATACACTTCATGCACCGTGAAGGTCAGGCTGGTGTTCGCGTCAATCGTATAGGCAAAGGCGAATTCCGCGCTGGAACCATTATCCGCTTGCGTCAGCAGCGTGGTGTTTTCAAAGCGCGTGGTGATCTGGCCGGTCACCAGGGAAACGCCCGGGTCAATGCCTTCCAGGCGGCGATCCGCGCGAATGGTGCGGACCATTTCCATGTTGTTATTGAAGTTCAGCCGCGCGCCAGTCACCTGCGCCAAAGCCGAACCAGCACGGCTGATGCTGCCCTGGTGCTTGCTGAAGCGCGTATAGGCCGCGCTGGTTGGCACGCCGGCGGCGGTTGCGCCCGCGCGGCTGCTGCCTTGCCCCATCAGGCCGATAGTGGCCAAGACAGGGCCGGTAGGGCTGAGATCAATATCAAGGTTGCCAGCCCGGACGCCCGTGCAAATCTCAAAGGAAGGCACATCAGGATGCGCGATTTCGATAGCCTGGGATGGCAAGCTGGCCGCACCGGAACCGAAAGTGTGGATGAAGTTCGGGCTGCTGCCCGTAGTGACCGGCGCGCCGAACAACAGGCGCAGCCAATGGCCGAAATTGATCACGTCAACCGGTACCACGGCATTGCCCTGGACTGTCACGGTATCCTGGAACGGCGCGGCGGCGTCGCGGCTATTGCCGACCGCCAGCACATCAGACTGGATCAGGGGCTGTTCCGCACCGAGATCAATTGACTGGAACGGCATGCGCAGCCAGTTGCCACCTGGCGCGGTGCCATAGGTGGCTTCTTTGATCATGTGAATGCGCCCATTGGCGCCAATCGCACGCGGCATTGCAGTATCCTTCCGGTCAGGAAAGCGGCGTTGCAGCCGCGGTGAATTGCAGGGTTACGGAAAAGCGCGCGGCACGGAGCGCGGCGGCGCCTTCAAATTCAATGTCTTCCAGATCGGCGGTGCCGACCTCAGCATATTCCACCGTGCCGCCAAGCGTGCGGTTGGCGGACACGCCAGCGGACAAAGCCATCAGCAGCGCATCAATCGCCGTGGCGCGGGCGGCGGCAGTATTGCCCGCCACCACCACTTCCACTTCAGCGGCATGTTCAATGTGGTAGCGGAGCGGTGACATGATGGCTTCAGAAGTCACCACTTCCCCGTCGCGCACTACCACCAGGCCGCCAGCGGGCAGGCTTTGCGGATAGGGTTCATTGCGAAGCACCACGGGCTTTGGCGCGGGCCGGGCGGCGGCGGATGCGGTAATCTGCGTCACCAGCGCGGCGATGGCCGTTTCACGTGCGGACATTTGCGCGGACCTCCTTATCCCATTCGGCAGCAAAGCGGCCCGGGATGCGCGCGGCGGCTTGTTCGGCTGGCTTGCGAATGTCCAGGCGCTTGGGCAACTTCACGGCAGGCGTCAGGATGAACATGGGCACCATGCCTTGCTTCAGCAGGCCGCGCGCCCAGGCTTCACGGCCCTTGCGATTGCCTGTGCCGACTTCAGCCACACCGCCCGCCATCAGCCGCGTGCGGCGCTGCTTGCCGGTATTCTCGCCACGCTTCAAAGGCAGGCACCAGACAAAGCCCTTGCCGGACTTGAAAGGCCGCATGAAGGCCTGCTTGCTGGCCACCATTTGCGCGGGCGTCACACGCATGCCGCCACTCGCCCGGCCACGGCGCCCGCGATCTGCATTGAAGCCAGTCGGGATCGCCAAAAACTTCTTGCCACCCTTTGGCCGGATCATGGCGCCCTTTTCAAAGGCGTCCACAATGGCCGGCACTTTGGACCAAACCAGCCCCGCCGCGCCCAAGCTTGGCCTGCGCGGGAAAGTGCGGGCGCGCCAGGCATTGCCAAGGCCGCGTCCTTTGGCACCGAAGGCGGCATTGATCTGGCCGCGCAAATCAATCTGCAGCCGGCGGGTCTCTTCACCCATCACGCGGGAAGCCGCGCGCGCGCCGCCTTCCGCTTCCAGCTTCATGTATTCCGCGATATTGCCCTTGACCTGCGCCACAAACTTCATCTGCGGCACATCACCTGCCAGGCGGTTTGCGTCACATCGCGCATGGGTTGGGACACCACAGTCAATTCCGCCTCATCCGCCAGGATGAAGACATCACCGATGGCCACGGCCGGCAGGTCAGCCACGGCCACAGAAAGCACGTCAGTCGCCTGCACAATGCCGGTGCCGAAGGCTTGCTCCGTCGCGTCTGGCGCGGTGCGGATGGCGCGCAGGGCCACACCTGGCCCGCTGCCACCCGCGTAATACGTCACCGCTGCCGCCATGTTTATATCCGCCACAAGCGCGGCCATGGCGGTAGCGAAGGCGTTCATGATTAAGCCGCGACCGCGTTTGGCCCGCCGAGCTTTACCAAGATGTCAGTGTTATCCGCGCCCGCATTGGCAGCAAGGCCCACATGCCAGCCGATGCAGCGATTGCTGGTGGCAGTGGTGGTCACGCGCTTGGCAGTGTCATCCCAGAAAACGCGGGCACCCACAGCAATGCTGCCGGTTGCCTTGCGCAGCGTGAAAACGCCACTGGTCTGAATAACCGCAGCCGCGCCAGAAGCGGCATCGGCCAGCACCACGCCAAAAAGATCACCGACCAAAAGGCTTTGCCCTGCAGTGATATTTGCAGGCGCCAAAATGTCGATGGCATTGCCATCCTGCACATAAGTCTTCATCTAAATGCCTCCTTCACAGGAAAATGGGGAAGCCCCGGGCGCCCCATGCGCCCAGGGCCATCAAAATCAGGTCGGCGCGACGCCCGCGTTGAAGTAGGCGCCGCGGAAGTCAATGGCGCCAACCGCGAAGTCATGCACCACTTCCACCACCGTGCCATCCACACCCATGGGCTGGCCCACGCGCACTTGCGGCACTTCATTGTCGCCGACATAGCCATACACATAGACTGGTGCGGCGGCCGGGTCCGCGAACAAATACCAGCGGTTGTTCGGAATATTGGCATCCGCCACCGGGTCAAAGCGGCCCGCAAAGGGGTTGACGCTGCCAGCCGCCGAAGGAACCACGGCTGAAGACGCAAACTGTGCTGCCACAAATTCCTGAATAGGCGAACACACCAGGTAGCGCGGCTGAAGATTTAGCTTCAGGCCATCCAGGCTGGATTGCGCCTTTAGGGCATTGAAACCAAGGCCGAGCGCCAGCGCCGTGACAGCGCTGGCGGTGCCCGCCTTATTGTTGCGCGTGCCGCCAGCGGCAAACACCGCCGCGCTGCCTTCAGCCAAAGTCGGGCCGTCACCGGAAGCGGTATTCACCACGCCATAAGCCGTGGCGTTTTCCCAATCCGCAATGCGGCGGCCAATCATGGTGCCGAAGTCAGTAAAGGCGCCAAGATCATCATTCACCAGCATCTGGCGCGTAACCGCCACACCGCGGGCGAAGGTGCCAGGCGTGATCTGTTCGCGCTTTTCACTGACAGTCCCGCGCTTGATTTCGCCGCCCTCACCCAAAACCTGCAGGGACGGGAAGTCACCCGCCGTCAGGAAGGAATGCGCTTTGAAATCGTTAAAGCGGCGACGGGCAAAGAACGTCCGATAAGAAGGGGACGCCAGCGCATAGCCCGCTTCCAGCATTTTGTTGCCGGCATTGGCAAGCAAAAGCGGGAAGTCAGACGAAGTGTGGAAGGCGCGTGCGATCAGTTTTTCACGGTCACGGGAAGAAACCCGTTCACCGCGCGCCTGCGCCAATTCAATCAGCATATCGGAAGGGCGAAGGCCCACGAAGTTGCGCCACTGGCCTTCACCCGCCTTGCTGGCGACCGCGGGCATGTGGCGGGCAGCAATGGCAGTCGCCATGGCGTCAACGATATTGGCGGGATCTTCATAGGAACGGCCGAGTTGGCTTACCGGACCAGGCTTCAGGGCCGGGCGGGTTTCATCGGCGGCCACAATGGCGCCGAACAATTCCGCGCGCAGCCAAGCCGCGTCATGGCCACCGCTGATGGCGCGCGCCCTCAGCGCTTCCACCTGGCTTTCTTCCAAGCCACGAGAACGCGCCAGACGGGCGGGTTCTTCCAGGCTGGCCATGCGCGCGCGCTCTTCCGCGCGCACCGCGTTGACATCAACCGCCTGGGCGGCAGGTGCCACATTATTGTCGCGCGCCTGCTCGGCGGCGGGGACCGTAGTATCGGCCATGCTCTCTCCTTCGCGCCGAGGCGCGTTATTGCCTTCTGCCGTGGAAGCGGCACCGGCCGCACGCACCTGCGCGCTGGCATCGGCCGGGATAGGGACAAGCGAAATTTCAAACGGGGTCCACTTCTTGGCGGTGAGGACCAGCACATCATCCGGCCCACGCGATTCCTGCCAGTCTTCAGAAGCGACCTGGTAGCCAACAGAGACATTGCGCAGGATGCCATCGCGCACATCATTCAAGATGGGCTGGACTTCATCGCGCGCAGAAAAGCGCACCTGGGCGCGGCCTTCGCCATTCATGATCCAGGCGCGTTCAACCACGCCGATCACATCACGCAAATCATACTGGCCATGTGTATTAAGCAGCGGTGCGCCACCATTCAGCCGGGCCAGGTCCACCGCTTCTTCAGTCATGGCCAGTTCTTCAATGAAAGGCTGGCCACTGCGCCAATCGGTACGGCGCACGCGGGCGCCCCTGCTCCACACCAGCTCCACCGTGCGGGTATCCGCATTAAAAGTGCTGGGCGCAAAGCGCGCTTCAAGCCGCGGCACTTCCGCAGTTTGCATTTCAGTCATTCGATTTTCCTTCAGGCTTGCGCGGCGTCATTCGCCGCAAGCTGCACTGCCGCGTTTTGCTTGGCATCCTGCGCACCGCCGGATTTGGCGACATAGCGCGGGTCAGTATCCAGAATGACGCCAAGGTCCTTGGCTTTCTTGTTCGCCTTGGCGATCTTCGCCATGACTTCATCGAAGTTCGAACCAAACATGCCAACCGCTTCATCCTGGCTGATGAAGCCTGCGCGCACCTGTGCGATCAGCGCGGCGGTATCCTTGCTTGGGTCCACCATTTCCGGCGCCGGCGGCACATGGAAAGGCGCCAGATAATCGGATGGGAACAGGCCCAAAAGCGCGCCCTGCGCATGAAAGCGTCGCGCCACGCGGCTGATCAGCATGGGGACCAGCATGGTATATTGGACCTGCTCCAACAGCCGGCGGAATTCGATCTTGCCTGCGCGCAAGCTGGAATAATTTGCCTGCGACAGGTCGCCGGAAACCTGGTCATAAGTCAGGCCGGCGCCGACAGAAATGGCTTCCAAATGGCGCCTGGCGTAACCCGCATGATCGCCGCCGCTCGATGGGTTCACCGTTTCAATCGTGCCGCCCCCGCGCCGGTACAAGATCTGCTGAGGTTCCAGATATTCAACCTTGTTCCCGGACGCATCTTGTAACACTTCGCCGGAAACTGATTCTTCGTCATCGCCGGTCACCACCAGGGCAAGGCAGGCTTCCACAAACGCCTTTTTCAGCAGGGCCGATTCGTATTCGCTTAAATCGCGCAACTGCCACAAGATGGGCGCCAACCAGGACACATCGCGCAACTGGCCAGGGCGCCGGCGGCGATAAAGGTGGATCAGGTCTTCAGCCGGCACGCGGATGCGCTTGGCGTCAGCGCGGCGCAGCAGCGGGAAATCATCATCATCTTCGCGCAGGTGGAAGGCAACCTTGCGGCCCCTCTGGTTGACTTCCACGCCCTGGATAATCCGATTTCCATTCGGCGCCATACCGGTGTGGTGCCAATCCAGCCGATCCGCTTCCAGCACCTGCAACGCTAGGCCCACCGGATTATCGGCGGAAGGCCGCACGCTGCGCATCCAGATCAGGCTTTCACCGCTTTCAACAACCGCGCGAAAGGCCAAAGCCTGCAGGCCAGCCCAATCGAGTTCGCCTTCCACATCGCAGCCGGGGCCAGCCGCCCAATTCGCCCAGGCAGCGGCTTCAGGCGCCGCGCCGGAATTTGAACCTTCTGGCACTTTCCAGGTGGTGGTGATGCCGGTGCCGACCGCATTGGCAACCCACAAATCCACAATGCGGCTGGCATAGGCATTGTTCCGCACCGCATCCCGCGACCGATCAGCAATGGTGCGGATCGCGCCATCCATCGCCTTGCGCGCGGACCCGGTTGGCGCATTCCAATTTGCACGGCCCGCCGGCTGGCGCGCGGCGGCAAAGGCCGCAGACCTGCCAGAAAGGGTTTTGCGCAGCCGATCAAGCAAGCCCATCAGGAACCACCGCCAATGACAGCGATGGTACGCGCCGGGCGCCGCTGCGTGGTGCTGACGCTGGCGGCGTAGAGCGCACTCAACGCACGTTCCATTTCAGCCAGCGTCGCGTATTCCACAGTGCGGTTTTCGAACGTCACCTTGCGCGTGCCGCTGGTATAGGCATCTGCCAGCACGCGCGCGCGCGTCCCGGCAACCTGAGCCAGGGCCCAGGCGAGCGTATCAGCAAACATGCGGTTTATCCTTTACCAGGCGCCACCAGCAGCCCCACCCCAGCCACGCGGGCGGAAGGCAGGGCGCGGCGGCGGTGCGGCATGGGCCGGCACGGTAGCGGGTTCATCAACCGGCGCTTCATCCGGCTGAGTTTTTTCAAGCGGCGCTTCTTCTTCAGCATCAAGCGCCAAATTCGTCTGCAGCGCGCGGCGGGCGGGCTGCATCAGGGCCAGTTGCAATTCAGCCCGGGCCCATTCCGCTTCCTGCCAGCGTTCAATCCCAAGCAGCGCGGCGGCGGCACGGGCATAAACGCGGCAGTCTAGCGCTTCGTTTCTCTCGCGGGTCTTCACCCACTCCTGCCGGAACACCCCAGCGCGGACTTTATGGCGGCGGATTTCTTCAGACACCAACTGCCGGCACACTTCTTCGCCGGCCAGGTGCTCGGGCAGAAACACATACCCCGCCGGATAGCCTGCCGCGCTTTCGGCAGTGGGTTTCTCCAACCGCAACTGCCCGTAGAATTCCCCTTTGAGATAGGATGATCCTACCAGCCAAGGCTTCAACTGGCCAACCCGTTTACCGCTGCGCCGCACATCCACCTTGCCGCCTGGCGCAATGGCCTGGGGCTGAGCATCGCGGCCCTTCACGGCAATGGCGCGGCGCTGGCCAACCTTGCGAACGAAGGCATAGACCTCGGCCGTGGTAGTGCCGTCACCGCTATCCACAGCGGAAAGGCTGATCGGCAACGCGCCGCCTGCCTCATGCGGGTAGATGGTTTCAAGCGCCGCCGCCACCTGTTCCCAGGTTGCCCAAGCGAAGGGGCTGCCAGCGATGATGATGTGATCCACCAGCCAGCTTTGCCGAAGGCGCCCCCAGGCCCAAATAAACAACTCGATCCGGTTGCGCTGAACGTCAATTCCGGCGGTCAGGACCAGCCCGCCCTTCGGCACCGTGCCAGGCGCCCAGCTTTCGCGACGGTCATAAAGCCGCTGGAATTCTGGCGCTTCACCCGAAATGCGCCAAGCGCGGCCCAGCTTCTGCTGCGTGAAGGTTTTTAAGCCTTCCGGGTCATCTTTGACTTCTTCGAATTCGGCGGCCAAATCCGCCCAGGAAATGGTCGGGCTATAAAGAGCATTGATCGCGAAGCCCGCATGTTCCGTGAGCAATTCAGGCTTTGCATGCACCCATTCGCCCTGCGCCAGCATTGCCGGGCGATGGATCGGGTCAATTCCTGTGCCGCATTCGCTGCAATGGTATTGTGCGGCTTGCGGCTGTCCCTTCGGCCAGCGCAGGTTTTCCCATTCCAGCGTTTGCTTCGTCTGGCAATGCGGGCAGGGCACCAGGAACTTACCCTGACTTGAAGCCTCATAAGCTGCCGTGACGCGGCACGAATCTTCTTCCGCCGGCGTGCTGACCTTTAGGATTTTCTCGCGGCCCGCATAGATGATGGCGCGCGCTTCAAGCTGGCGAACCGGATCACCGCGGCCATCCGCATCCATCGGATAATCAGAAACTTCTTCCATCAGCAGCACCCGGGCAGATCGCATCTGCAGGTTGGCCGATGAATTGGCGGTCAGAAGCTGCAAATACCCGCCAGGAAACCGCTTGAAGGTGGCAGTGCTTTCCTCACCGGATCGCGCCACCACTTCTTCCACACGCGCTGCCAGGGCCGGGCTGGCGCTGATCATGGGATCAAGCTTCAGCCGATTATAGCCGCGCATCATGTCAATCGAAGGCAACATCACCAGCACGGGGGCAGGCGTTTCGGCCATCACCTGGCCGATCAAATTCAGCGCAGCCTCAGACCCGCCGATCTGCGCTGACTTCAGGAAGGTCACGCGCCTGGCCGGATGGCTGAGCGTCATCACTTCCATGATCTGGCGCAGATAGGGCACCCGATCAGTCTTCCAGCGACCAGGCCAAGGGCTGCCCGATTCAGCCGCCACAATGCGTTCCGCTTCCGCCCATTCCGCCACGTTACGCGGGGGAGCCACGCG